CAGGACCCCGGTTTCAGATATTTATGCTTTCAACTCGAGGTTGCTCCAACGACCCTCCAATTGCATTATCAGGGATATGTTCACTTCGGAGAGAAGCGGGACTTTCGACCAGCCAAGGCTTGTATCCAGGGAATCTTCGACGTCGCTCCCCATCTTGAACTTGCCCGAGGCTCAGCCGACGACAACAAGGCCTATTGCCAAAAGCCCGGCTCACGAGTAGAGGGTAGCTTTGTGGAATTTGGAACTTTTCCCGCCCAAGGTAGGAGAACTGATCTCGCAAGAGTGGCTAAGGCAGTAATCGAAGGTAAAACCCTTGCCACTGTTGCTGAAGATTTTCCTACTGAATTTATACGTTATCATGGCGGAATAAAGTGTTTCCAAGCTGTGACACAAGCGAAACCTCGAAATACGCGTGTGGACCCGGTTGTATTTTGGTGGTTCGGCCCCACTGGAGTAGGCAAGTCGCGGAGGGCATTCGACTCTTATGGGGATGTTGCGTATGTCAAGATGAACAATGCTTGGTGGGACGGGTACGTGGGCCAGCCTGTGGTAATTTTCGACGATTACAGGCCCAGTCTCTGTACCTTCCAAGAATTATTGAGGATTATCGACCGTTTTCCGATGCGGGTGCAGATCAAGGGGAGTTCCTCCGAGCTATCTGCAACCAAATTTGTGTTCACCACGACGACGAGACCAGAGGTCCTGTGGGCTGGCCGCACGGAGGAAGCGATGAACCAATTACTGAGGAGGATAACGGAGATAATCGAGTTCAAGACGGATGGCTCGACAGTTGTATTGAAGGATGCACTTGTGACCTATGTACCTTCATTGCCGCCTGCAATCTTGCCGACTTTGAACTTGGTGAATATGCGTTAGAAGATTGCAATGAAGAAGAAGTGATGTATGTTTGATAATGAAAATACTTGTTAATTTATAAACAGAACACTTTAAACAGCAATTATAACACCACTTTGATTAACAAGAATAGGGGCATCACTTGTGCCTAAGTTGCAAGCGGCATAACTAAATCCAGGATTATATTCTGTTATGTCGCAAGCTGCTTGGACAATTGTACCCGCTGTTAAACCGATGTTGAGCTGAAATGCATTGTTGAGACCACCAGTTGCTGGAAGTACTTTGAAATGTATAATATAGGTTGCCTGAGTTGTACTGAAAGACTGTATAGCGTTGGTGGGAGCAACACCTCCCGAAACACTGGAACCATAAATGTCGAAAATAGCGACTACGTTTCCTGATAATAGGAATTGTGAGACCCATGGTGTACTAGCTGCTAAAGTAGACCCTTCAACCAATAACTGAACTCTGATAGTACCAGAGTAGTTCGCAGGTATCACCCAAACAGGCGCAGAATTACTAGCTGTTAAGGGTGTTGCTGCTACTGCTCCACTAGTTATCATGTGAGTTCCAATGTTATTTTGTTGGGCGTTTAGAAAGTTTGGTGCACCAAAAACATTGTTAAAGACCAATGCTGTAGTTGTAGAAGATACGTAGAGATCTCGACTGATACCTAGACCACGAGCTACAAAGAACTTTGGTTTTCTTAATTCGACAGTATATGAAATCCAAATTTCTCCTAGAGACTGGTTAGCGAAGCCAGCAGGAGAGTCTGCTACAGCTATCTGGAACAAGGCATGGTCATATGTTTTGAGATCTTGTCCGGCGACGACAGGATTTGAACGGACGTATTTGCCTTCGGAGTTGGAAAGTTTGGATGGGTCGCATTCAATTCCATGGATCATGGATTCAGTAGTCTTTGAAGACATTGCTCCTATGTACTGCATCATTACAGCTTTGTCACTGAATGGTGCTGATGCAGTATTATAGTTGGTGGCCATAATTACAGTACCGCATTGACCGTTACTTGTAGATCCGATATCTGTGGTGGTAGATCTAAAAGTAACAATGCATTGGCGTAGTGTATATTCGTCATAGTTTTGGGCTATTTGTGAAAGCCAAGGAAAAGTTTTCTCGAGTCCGGGGTTGAGTGAAAAGGACTGTATAGAGAAAGCATTTCCAGTTGCTGGTGCATATAAAGAACCAAGGTATTCTTTTTTACTGAGAACCACTGCACCTGATTCATCTGCACGTGGGTTGAAGTCTGGAATTGTATTGCCAGTGGCTATCATGTCGTTACCGACATATTCGCCCTGGCCAGTATAAAGTCCAGAACCTGAGTACATACCTTGACCTGATATTGCGCCGACGACGCGACTGGATAATGCTTTCCCAATACTGGATCTTCCGAAAGTTTGGACTCCTCTTTGGACACGCCTCCAATCAGAGTATTTCCCACGACCAACGAAGCCTAAACCTTTGCGTTCTGCACGTTGGGAAGGGGAAGCTTCTTTGTAGGAGGGTCCGAATGCTTCTAGTGACCGTTGGCTCCCTCTTTTGATGTAAGCAGTTCCGAATTCTTTGTATGGATACTGCGCTCTAATTTTGGAGCTAATGGCCATAGCCTTCTTTTGTCTTGGGTTGTAACTCATTTCTGCTCGAGAGCGTTTTGTTCCTTGTCTGAAAGTGGATAGTTCCATAAAAAAATGTGTGTCCAAAGATGACGCTTATAGTATTACCGTCATCTTTGGGGCCACTTCTGGGCCAAATATTGTTATATTGTCCCAGAGGTGGCCCACATTATTTTATAATGTTGTTTGAATTGTTGTGTGTTTTGTTTATTATAGTAGGTACGTATTTTTTGTTTAGAGGGTTTCGTTATATTCATATAGTTGGCAACCTTAGGAGTTGTGATATTGAATTAAAAAATGTCCGAGAGGAGCCGCGAACCTTCGGTACCGAGTTGGGTGGCGGATCCGCGATGGGTTAGCTATTTATCGCCAGGAGATAGAGAAGAAGCCGAAAGTATATTAATGGCAATGAGAATACGGGGATTTGTAAATATCTTAGATAAAATGCGGTTACATTATTTTTTTATTCAATTTAGAAAGCGTAAATATAAACAATTAACGAAACAAGATGAATATAGACGTTCTTATTATAGTTAACTTTATTTTGAGTAACCACCATATTCTGTTAACATATTAAGAAGATACGGTCTATGAACATCGCTTAGTTTTCTTAATTGTTTTGGTACAATCGTAAGGGCGTAATAGTAGGCCTGGATGCTGTTGTGAGCTTGTTTTACAAACTTATCAACAAAGTCGTCCGTGTCTTCTTTAGGGTCAAGCGTTTCCAAGTTATCGCCAGTTGCTATCATAAGAGCAAATGTTTGGCAGAAGCCATGTGAACGATCAGCCTGATAAAGTAGATATGGATCTAAGGATTCTTCTCCTTCAGCAGGAATTCCTTTATGATGAGTAGATTCAGCTGAGCCTAACTCTGTGACTACGAAGATTAATGGATTTTGCGTGTTGAGGGTTCCAATATGATCCATTATTTTTTGAAGGTGATTAACTATGGCGTCCTGTGAACTTTGTGGTATCCAGATGCTGTTTTGTCGTTCAAGCAAGTTGGCTAATTGTATATCAGCTTCACCTTGTAATTTGGCTTTCTGATATATGATTCGCCATGCTTCACGGACTGCAGTCGGATCTTTATTAGCAACAGCATTTGTTAACGCTTCACTAAAGGTTTGAGCTTTTACGATTGCATCATTTATCGTTGGTGCTGAAACTTGATCAATTTTTCTTTTAGGCATTTTTGATTAAATTGTGAAAGTTGTGTGGAGTGAAAAAATTTTTTTTTCCTGGGTTCCTGAGTTTATGTTGTTTCCTGGGTTCCTGAGTTTATGTATTCCTGGGAAATTTCTTGGTAGAATTTTCTTAAGAATTTTCCTGAAAGAAATTTCCTAGGAATGTGTCAGGATCCAGGAACCCAGGAAAAAAAAAAGTTCCTGGGTGTTGATTATTTTATAGATTTTATCATAATTTAATCAATGTCAGGTGAAAATTTTGAATGCCACCAAAACAACGAAATGAACGGGGTACAAGAGGAAGAGCTTACTGCTTTACGGTTAATGTTGCCACAGCCATTGATGCGTCGCAACTGCGTGAGGAATGTGAGCGAAGACAGCAGGACCCCGGTTTCAGATATTTATGCTTTCAACTCGAGGTTGCTCCAACGACCCTCCAATTGCATTATCAGGGATATGTTCACTTCGGAGAGAAGCGGGACTTTCGACCAGCCAAGGCTT